CTCCCGACATCAACTACCAGGGAGGTGGCATACTGCGCAGTATTATCCGCTACCGTTACATAGGCAACCGCCTGAGGTTGACCATTCTTAGCACCAAGGTCAGGATTAACAGTAGCTTTGAAAGCGCAGTACTTAAACACCTTATCGCCGTCGATGAACTTTGTGCCAAGTGGGTAAGACTGGGAAGAATCAGGTACAGCTATGTTAGGGTGGCTAAGATTCCCGAATCCTACCTGATTTTCTACAAAAGGCGGGAGGACTATAGACCGCCCATTGTAGAAGCGTATATTCTGGTTATAGTATTTTACAGCCATTTGTTACCTCTCCTTTACTTAAAGTTTTATTCTCCTGCGTACTGGATTTAGACAGTTATCGCAGCATCTTGAATGTCGAAGATTCTTCCGAGGCACAGGCTCGACCCCAGCAGCAAGGCTCCGTAGGTAACCAGCCTTATACCGCCAGCATCGTAGTCTTCCAGTTCAGGGAATCTCACCAGCTTGTAGAGGTCGCCCTGACCTTCAGTACCGCCATATGCAAAGGTGATACCAGGTTCCATGTTCATCACGTTGCCGTACTTGAGACCGAAGATGCTATAGACCTTATCACCGCTGGAGTATAGTGATCTGGCAGCACCATCAGAACCGGTGCCAGTATCGTCATCCTCGGCTACCAGATAGTCAGTACGGATGATAGGAATACCATCCCAGAACAAGACCCTCTTGCCCAGTTCGTTGTAGCCCATAGCCAAGAAAGCCATAGTGCCGGCAGTGTCGTATGCGAGACCAGCAAAGCCTTTCTCCTGATAGGCTGCGTCCATTCTGCGGATGATTTCGTAAGGTGCCAGAATTTCATCTACGCCATGCTTCATCTCGTCTACCATGAGTCTCAGGAATGCTAGTGATAGACCAGCATCTCCGTTGTCGATGTTCTTCGGGTCATTACTGGAGCCAGCAGTATAAGGTGCGCCATGCTCATAAGCCAGAGCATGAATTCCATCAAACTGCTTGGAGCTGGTGTAGGCGGAGTCGGCATAGACGATTCTTGCACCAAGTCGCCTCTTTAGACCTTTCTCGGACTCAAGCAGCATCCTAGCCTCATAGTTATTATATGTGCCGTAGATGCCTTCAACAAAGTGGTCAAGTTTGCGCTGGATATAGACCCGCTTGAGCTCCGCCTCCTTCTCTTCATACTCCACGTCCTCAGCCCAGGAGAGTTGCTCACCGATATCTACCTCAGTAACCGAGTCCTCAGTGGTAGTTTTCTCCCTTAACCACTCTATCTTGCGTCCGCTTCGGGCTGCCTGAGCGACAGGCATTCTTTCTAAAGGGTTGTTTCTTTTTATGTCCTCTTCGAAGACGCCCGGAATCTTCAGGGACTGTGTAAGCTTCTGTGCTTCAGCTAAATTCTTCCAGTGTCCACCAGAATCAGCCATGATTGCTTTCCTCCTTTAATTAGGTTGTCGATGAAGGAGCATTTCTTACGCCTCGGACAGGAGTAGCATCAAGTAGTGCTCTTGCTCTGTCCATGTCAGTCTTAGGAGCATCACCACCTGCACCTCCACCGATAGCATAAGGTCCTGCACCTCCTCGAGCTGTTGCTAGAGCCTTTAAGGCTTCTTCAAAAGAGTCAAGCTGTGCCATATTCTTTTCTTTTAGTTGCTCAGGCGGTATCTGATACTGTAATGCCAGATATGCCCGCCTCAGCTCGAGAGAACGGCTCTCTGCCTCCTCTGCTCTGCTTATAGCAGCCTCTAATTCTTGCTTGACCTTCGCTGTATCCTCGTCAGATACAGCACCCGAACTACGGGCCTTCTCCAGTTCTTGAATCTTTGCGTTTGCAGCAGCTATTGCCGCCTGGGATTCAGACAGTTCCAACTTGGCTCTATCCATAGCCTCGTTGTGAGCTGCCTGAGCCTGCTCAGCAGCTGACTTCAAACTCTCCTTTGCAGCTATCAGGTCCGACTCAGCCACATACTTCTTGCCATCCACTATCAGTCTTCCGTCCTTGACTTCTACCTTAGCAGCAGCTATAGATTCAGGAGTGGACGTAGGCTCAGAAGCTGCAGGTGCAGACGGTTCCTCTACACTGCTAGGAGCACCAGATTTAGCTGGTTCAGTTACCATTGTTTCCCTCCTCCTATATAGTACCACATTGTGCACGGAATGTCAATTATAATAAATAGTCAGATGTTTATTTTTTATCCACCTCCTTTCAGGTATTGTTTTTCCAGTTCAGAATAGAGCTTCTTGGACTCATTAGATAGTAGAGTGTCTGTTACACCAAAGAAGTAAGTCCAAGCATCTAGCTCAGGGTCTAGCATTCTGAGCCGCTGTCTTGCTTCCCTGACCTGACTATTGAAATGGCTAATTAGTTTCTTTCCTTCAGGTCCTATCATGCTGCGGATAGCGTCCCGTTCTGCTCCTCTTGCTACCTCATACCTGCGGATAGCATGACGCTGCTCATCGGTGTACTTGTCTAGAACCAGATTCCTAACCAGCCTGTAGGGTCTCAGGTACTCCCTACTTACCTGCCAGTAGAGCTTCTCCATATCATTCCACTCATACTGTATGCGGTCAAGGAAGCGCTGTCTGTACTCACCTTCCAGAGTCTCTACTATAGCATCTATCTTAGCATAGTAGGAGTCGAAGTCGTAGGTGTCTCTACCTGCTTCCCAGTCCCAGCGAAGTTCAGGCTTTATGTCGTAGTACATGAAGATGATTTCTTGGTCAGGAGAGTAGGTGGGAGCAGTAATACCTCGCTCTGCATATCTGGCTTCTCTCTCCTCTAAAGTCTTAGGTACGTCAGGGTAGTCTCTCTTGCCCATTTCTCTGGCAGCAGCTACTGCCTCTGATAGCAAGTCGCCTCTGGCAGAAGTCCACTGGTCAGGACCTATCTCTCCTCTCCTCCACTGAGCAGTAAGGGCGTCAATGCTGGGGCTGACAAGGTTACCTTGCTCGTCAATGACTCCTACGTGGCGGTAGTCGTCATAGATGGATTCTACCTTCTCATAGTAGTCCCTGACCCTGATGTCTTCCAGCTGCCATGCAGATGGGTATAGAGGAGTTGTTATACCCTGCCAGCGCTCATAAGCCTCCTGCTCGTATAGTATCTTCTGCTGCAAGGAGTCTAGCTTGTAGTAGTCAGAGAACCTCTTGCCAGTAACAGGATACCTCCGCTGGATAGTTTCCTGAACATCAACAGGCACTCCTGTCATTTCCGATATTAGTTCCTGCATATCTTTGCGGAACTGAGTATATTCAGGGGGTCTTAGCCTGAATACTCCAGACTGTTCAAACAGAATGCCTTTTAGACCTGTAGCCTTGCTCTCAGCCTTCAGCCACAGCTTCTCTTCCTCCTCAGTTAGCTTGATATTCTGCTTTTTCTTTCTCCATATCTCGTCAGCACTTTTTCTTTCTCCATATCTCGTCAGCATCATAGCCCATATCACCTAACTGAAGCATGGTCAGGTAGTCTCGGAAGCGGTCAGGGAAGATATGGTCTATGACCTTACCAGCTGCTTCTGGTGCTATTGCTCTGGCAGCATTGAGACCAGTCTTAGACCATGCTGGCAGCACTTCTCCCCACTCAGGTTTACCAGTCAGGGCACCAGTAATGATGATAGGAAGCATAACATGGATACCTGGGTAGAAGCCCATTCTGCTAATAAAGTCTATAACTTCCATTCCAGGGAAAGCATCGTAGTACTCAGGGAAGTCCCTGAGCATCATACGCCTGAAGCCGCCCATGAAGACAGTACCACGAGTAGGATTGAACTGGATATTAGTACCAGGTACAGGAATGTAGCCCTGGTCAGAGTACTCCATGTAGCGACCTAGACCAGTGGCAGTTCCAGGGGTACGGAGGAAAGTGCGAGGTAGCCAGAAGTATCTCTGCCACTCATAGGTCCAGAACGGAAAGACCATTCTCATAGCAGCATCTACCATATTGCGATTGCTGTAGTCAGTGAAGTCAAGTTCATACTGAGTACGGGCTTTAGCCATAGCAGATTCTTTCTTAGCCCACCACTGCTCTCGTGGACTTATAGCTCTTAGCTTACTAATATCAAACCCTTCCCAGACGTCAAACACCTTTACTGGACTAACCTTTCCAACAATACTCATTTCCCCAGGTGCTGCAAGTTTTAGACCTTCAGTGCCAGACACTACATAAACCTTTCCTTTATCGCCTGCCGCTGTTGCATAGTCCACTGCTCGTTTAATGTCCTTGGTAAAGAAGCCATGCTCTAACTCGCCTACTTCTCCAATACCCCCATGATACCAGAGGTCAGCAGATGGCTGATCTGAAGCCCATGCATCTATACTACTTACCATCCTACTCTTGTGCGCTGCAAGCTTCTTTGACCTCGCAATAAAAGCAGCTCGCATTTCTTCAATAGGTTCAACTGTCCTATACATTGGTGCCTGCTCTAGGTTATCCGCTACCTGATTCAGATACTGCTTGAACTTTACATAGTCGCTATCAGGCATCTTCTTAGCTCCTGCTATTCTATGCAGGTCTTGCCTGACATCCTCCAGCTGCAGCATGGAAGGAGCCAAAGGTTCATTAGCTACAAAGGCTGGGTCTATCCTCCTTGGTGAAGCCTATGTCGTCTGCCGTCTTACCCACCTTGGCAGCTGACTTCTTTGCTCTAGCTCTGACCCAGGTGATGAACTTTTGCTTAGGTCTGATAGTAACCATAGCGCCCATCTTGGTGAGAGCCTTGTTCAGGTCGTCGCCAGTAATGCCCATGAGGTAGGCTATGTGAGCAGGAGCTAGAACATTAGGGACATCAGGAGGCACTACAGGAGCAGCCCATTCTACATCAGCACCCCGAACAGTAACTCTAGGATGCTCTATAGCATTTTTAACCTTCAACTGCCACATCTTTATATTTCTGAGACTTTCTTCCACAGTCTTGGGCTTTGTAAATGCCCTAATCTCCTCATCAGTTACTCCGATAGTATCAAAAGCATCCATAATCCTGTCCAACTCTGACTGGCTGAGATAGCCCTCCTGATAACCAGTATGACTAAGAGTGTCCAGCCTATTGCTTACCCACTTCAGATTCTCTAACTCTTGAGGAGTATATTGAATAGTATGCGGAGCATTAAGCGACTGAGTTAGACCAAGCTTCAAATCTTCCACCTGCTCAAACAGCTGCTCTTCCCGTGCCCAGTAAGGTTCCCAAGCCTCCTCGCTTCTTCTCCTCTCAAGGTTATTCCAGAAGGCAGCATCACGCCTG